GCAGCAGCGGGATATGATGCAAAGGCAGTTCAGAACGAAGTCAATAGAATTTTGAGATAGCAGGAGGAATAAACATGTTATACTATTTAGGCAAAGGAACAGAGTTCAAGAAAGAGGACTGCAAAGAGTACAAGAAACTTGATGCAGCATTAAGGGCAGCAGCAAAGGACGAGAGCCTCGTTGTTTGGGATGAAACCGGAAAGGTCATCGGTTCGCTCACGGATGATGTTCCGGAGGGAGCGTTGCAGACAAATCCGGACGGCAGTGTCAACACATACGATGCGGACGGAAACAAGACCGGAACAGTAGACGCAGAGACACTCAAGGAAATGACAACGGTCAATGACGATGTGAGCGAACTTGCAACCGGAGACAATGAGCAGGAAACATCGCAGAAGAACGCAGAGGACGACGAGAACGCCTCAAATGAGGATAAGGCGACAAATCCACCGACCGAACAGGAAAACGGCGAAAATGGGGCGAATACAGAGCCGGACAAGGCGACAGAGGAGCAGCAGGAGGACAAGGTCATCATTCCGCAGGGCAAAATGAGGGTGACAGTCATTTGTGACGGTTCACTCAATATCAGACGTTCGGCAGAATGGGGCAATGATAACATCTGCGGTCGTGCTATCAGAGGACAGTCATATTATGTGAAAGAGATTCATGTTGTGGACGGAAAGAAGATGGTCAGAACAATCGGCGACCTTTACCTCTCCGGAGAATCGGAGCATGTACAATTCGAGCAGTTATGATATAATAAAACAACGGGAAACAAGACGGGGTTTTATGTGTAAAACACAGGTAACGAACAAACGCTTGAAAAATGCCCGAAAATAGGCGTTCGGAGTTATCAAAACGATAATCTACAGCTTAATAATGCTAAAAAGCCCGGAAATACGCCATTTCCCGGGCTTTTTCTATACCAAAATTCTGCCTGGACTGTTCGGTTTTGATGGAATTTGAACGGAAATTTATGGCTTTATAGTGGTCAAATTACTGGTGGACAATAGGAGCAAATCACGTGCTTGAGTATTCCCTCGCATTGTATTAGAATGAAAAAAGGATTTTTCGCCAATGAAAGCACTTATTCTATGATTCATAGGGTGCATTCTCAATGACAATGCGTTAAGATTTATCCATCAGGAGGAAGATATATGGACGCAAAAACAACAGGCCGCTTTATTGCAGAACTCCGAAAGCAAAAGGGGTACACACAAAAGGAACTGGCTGAAAAAATCATGGTAACAGATAAGGCAATATCTCGCTGGGAAACAGGAAAGGGATTGCCGGACACCTCATTGCTAAAACCGCTTGGAGATATTTTAGGCGTGTCGGTTGGTGAGTTGCTGTCGGGCAAAATAATTGAGGAGGCGGAAATGAAAGACCAAACCGATAGGATTATTTTAGATTCAATGAAGTACTCAAGTCGGATGCTTGCGAATATGGTAAATCTTGTTCTTTTCCTTATTGGATTGGCCTTGGTGATCTCTCCCGTTTTCTTAACAAGTAGAAAATACTATTGGGTAGGTGGTATTGTTTTCATTGGAATTGCTGTACTTCGCACCTACTTAAAGAAAGAGGGTAAAACCGTGAAATTAACAGACAGGGCTTTCTATGCAGTTGGCATCGCATTTCATGCTATTTCGCTGATTTTGGAACTATTGCCTCTTGGAGCTGTTTTGATTTTCGCACCCAGCCCGACGGAAAGAGTGATACATACTTATTCGTATTTCGATTTGAACTTAGTGGGATATGCAAACTTTTCTCCAATGCTCACGGGTATATTGACGGTTGCTGTTGTCATACTTGGAATTACCATTTTATGCAGATACGAAAAAGCGAAAAAACGCAAAAAAGCTGTTTTTGTATGTAGTGTAATTGCCTTCGTGCTTTCTTTTGTTCCGTTATTCATGTTTGGTAGCGACGGTATGACAATGATAAGCTACGTCATTTCTGCGGCAATGGCAGTATCTATTTGTTTTCAAGCCGTTGCAAATCGGAGAGAACTCTCCGCTGCTTGAAAACTTTCCGTATCGACTCTGCTGTTTGGATAATATAATAACTTATCTGCCGCACGACGGCAAAAGAAAAAAACCGTCGTGAAGCAGACAATTTTACACGCGCACATAATGAAGCGGCGGGTTTGAGAAAACAAAACCGCCCTG